GAGGGCGGGGAGGTACGCATCATTAACGATGATGAGGTCATTGCGACTATCCTAGATCCTGAGGACATTCAGCATGTATAGAGAGAATATAACCATGGAGAATACCCATGCCTGACGAGAATGAGATTGACACTGGTGTAGAAGACGAGGAAGACTCGGTTGAGGTAGTTATTTCCACTGAATCCTCCGAAGCGAACGAGGCAGAGGCTTCTGGAAAGCCCTCGGATGAGCTGGAAGATTACAGTTCAGGCGTTAAAAGCCGTATAAACAACTTAACCAAGCGTTTTCGTGAGGAAGAGCGGCAGAAGCAAACTGCGATAGAATACGCAGAGAACGTCACGAGAGAAAACAAGACGCTCAAGGATCGTATTGGTTCGCTTGACAAGGGATTCCAAGACCAGTTTGAGAGCCGAGTCACGCACCAGATAGCTTCCTCCAAGGAGATCCTGAAGCAAGCACACGAGACGGGTGATGTGGACAAGATCATCGAGGCGCAGGAGTCTTTGGCTGATTTGTCTGTAGAGAAGGGTGCTTTGAGGGCAGCGCGGGCGGAGTACCCTAGAGATGAGGCACCCCCAGAAGAGAGCCCCCGACGAGACTATCCGTCCAACCCCCCTGCGCGAGCTCAAGCCCCACCAGACCCAAAGGCGGAAGCGTGGGCGGGCAGAAATAACTGGTTTGGTCAAGACGAGGTTATGACATACGGCGCTTTTGGCATTCATAGGCGTCTTGTGGAGGAGGAAGGGTTTGACCCTCAATCCCAAGAGTATTACGCTGAACTGGATTCTAGGCTAAGAACAGAATTTCCGCATAAGTTCAATTCTTCGCCTAAGTATAACGGAGGGAGCCGGAAGGTTGCGTCAGCCGAAGGTTCTGCATCCCGCAATAAAAGTGGACGGAAATCTGTGCGGCTCAATGGAAGGCAGATTGACATGGCGAAGAGGCTAAATGTGCCCCTTGAAGAATACGCCAAGTATGTTAGGACATAGAGCCATGGATACTGAGAACACGACTCACCAAAAGTCTACGAGAACGCCTAGAGAAAACCAGACCCGTGCCGCCAACGCACGCCGGGCACCTTGGAAACCCCCGTCCATGTTGGACGCACCGCCTCCACCGGAAGGTTATAGACACCGCTGGATACGGTCAGAAGTTATGGGTTTCGATGATCGCAAGAACGTGTCAGCTCGCTCCAGAGAGGGGTGGGAACTGGTACGTGGCGAGGAATACCCAGACTTTGACATTCCGACCGTCGAAGACGGAAAACATGCGGGTGTTATTGGGGTTGGCGGACTTCTTCTGGCCAGAGTTCCGGTCGAGATTGTTGAGGAACGCAACGACTATTATCGTAGTATGACTCATAATCAGATGGCTGCTGTAGATAACGACTTAGCTCGCGAACAACATCCCGCGATGCCTATCAGTAAACCTGATAGGCAAACTCGTGTAACTTTTGGAGGCCCTCAAGGAGAGGGTCAGGAGTCTTAGATTATGGCGAATAGCAATGGAAGTTTTGGCCTTCGCCCGCTTAACAAGATGGGCGGAGCCACTAATTCCACTGGTACTTCCAACTACTCACTGTACGAAATCAAGAATGACAACAGCAGCAAGTTCTACCATGGAGAGGCTGTAATTCCTCTCTCCACCGGCTATATTGGCGTCCCTGGCGCTGCGGCTGGCGGTACGGTAGGTCTGCTAGGCGTCTTTCAGGGTTGCGAGTACGTGTCGAGTACCACTGGAAGGACTGTGTGGAGCAATTACTGGCCTGGATCAGGCGCTGACAGTAATCACCCTATAAAAGCGTATGTTAACGATGATCCTATGCAGCTCTATGCGATTGCAACGGATGCTACGTGGACAAGTAAAGCTACGGCTCGTGCCGGAGTGTTTGCGAACGCTAACTTCTCGACTGGCATCACAGGAACAGATGCTACCGGCGTTTCTCTTGGTCGATTGGCAGTCAGTACGATTGCCACCACGGCTGCGCTGCAAATGCGGGTTATGGGTTGGGTTGATGATCCCGAGAATGCGGACTTTACCGCAGCCGGTGTCGGAGCAATTGTCCGGTTGAATAACCACTTCAATAGCAACAATGGTGCTATTGCGGCGGGTACTCCTTCAACCACTGGTGTATAGGAGAGGATTGAAGAATGGCTATTAGTAGAGCCCAACTAGCTAAAGAGCTAGAACCGGGTCTCAACGCCCTTTTCGGCCTTGAGTACGCCCGATACGATGACGAATCGTCCCAACTTTATGACACAGAATCTTCAGAAAGAGCCTTTGAAGAGGAAGTGATGCTTTCAGGCTTCGGGTCTGCACCCGTAAAGGCTGAAGGTTCCTCTGTATCTTTTGATGACGCGCAGGAAGCGTATACCGCTCGGTACACGCACGAGACTATCGCCCTTGCTTTCTCCATCACGGAAGAAGCCATTGAGGATAATCTCTACGACCGTCTTGCATCCCGTTATACGAAAGCTCTGGCTCGCAGCATGGCGAACACCAAGCAAGTTAAGGGTGCCGCCACGCTCAATAATGCCTTCGATAGCACTTACACTGGAGGCGATGGTAAGGAACTGTGCGCAACGGATCATCCTCTTACGAACAATAACGACCTTCGTAATGAACCCAGTACAGCCTCTGACCTTAACGAAACCAGTCTGGAGAATGCTCTCATTGACATTGCTGCCTTTGTCGATGAGCGTGGCCTCAAGGTATCTGTTCGCGGGGACAAGTTGATTGTGCCGCCAGCTCTGCAATTTGTTGCAGACCGGCTGCTAGAATCTACCCTCCAGTCAGGGACCGCAGACAACGACATTAATGCTGTTCGGAACATGGGTGTTCTCCCGCAGGGTTATGTTGTTAATCACTATCTAACTGATACAGACGCATGGTTTATTAAAACCGATGCTCCCCGTGGATTTATCCACTTTGAGCGTATGCCCATGTCCACGAAGATGGAAGGTGACTTTGATACAGGCAATGTTCGGTTCAAAGCCCGTGAGCGTTATAGCTTCGGGTACTCTGATCCACGTTGTGTCTTTGGTTCACCAGGCGCGTGAATACTAAGGGGAGAGGGAAACCTCTCCCCACTTTTCTGGGATTTATAGCCCTAGCGACTGGCCCGGCAGACGCTTACAAGACTCTGGGGCGAACTTTGTAAGGAGGCCCAAATGGGTAACACTACTTTTAGCGGTCCAGTCAGATCCGAAAATGGATTTGAAGTAATCAATGTTAGCTCCACCACAGGTGTGGAGACAACTACCTTTGACCTTGCCTCTACAGGTATCGTGACGGACAAGTACGTGAAGCACGTAGGTTTCGCTACAGGCGTTACCGTCAACAGCACGGCGGGCGACAGCCCCGCCATTGGTGAGTTCACGCAACCAGCCAACACCATCATAACCAATATCAAGATATTCTGTGCAACGGCTCCTGTAATTGGGACTGGTGATATTGGCTACGAGGTTGGCACCTCCAGTTCGGGTGCCCAGATTGTAGCTGCGGTTACGGATCAGATTCTTGATGGGGGTACTACTGTTGTTATCGGGAACGTAACCCTGCCTTCGCTGGTGCTTCAGACGGAAAGCGGTACGACCGCTCCAGCTTCGGTTCAGTACACTTCTGCCGAAAGAACCATCTACTGCAACATCACCAATACCGTTAATTCGACAACGGATGGCTCCTTCACATTCATTATTGAATACGTGCAGATTGCATAATGAGGAGGGGGTCAGTCCCCCCTTCTTCATAGGTAGGAGATTACTATGGCAGATGCTGTAACAGCAACAACAGTGGTGGATGGCGATAAGAACGCCATTATCTACTGCACAAACACCAGTGACGGTACAGGCGAGGCAGCGGTTACTAAAGTCGATGTCTCGGCCTTATCCTCCCGTCAGGACGGGACGGCCTGCACTGGGGTACGAATTAACAAAATAGTCTTCTCGAATGTTGGCATGGGGGTCAAGCTTCTCTGGGACGCCTCCACAGATGTTATTGCCGTTCAATTACCCGCAGATTGCTCTGACACGCTAGATTACTCTGACATAAGTGGTCTTCCTAATGTTGCCGCCTCCGGCGGCAATACGGGGGATATTCAGTTCACGACCGTGGGACACGGGAGTGGCGACACCTACTCCATAGTTCTGTATTGCCTAAAAGAATATTGATTCAATGCCCGATAGCAAGGAAGGGCAGAATGAACTGGAGCTGGTGCGAATTAGGGGTGAGTTGAGTCTGCTATCCGAGCGTATTGAGGTAATTAAGCATAACGACCTGTTTCATGTTCAGAAGTCCCTTGATCTTATTACCAAGATACTATGGGGAGTCGGTTTTCTAATATTGGGCCAAGTAGCAATAGGCGCACGATTGGCCTTGTGGGGATAAATAAGAGTCATGGCAACTTCTGGATCGGTTGATTTCAACCTAGACATGGCCGAAATTACAGAAGAGGCTTTCGAGAGATGTGGCCTGGAGTTCAGGACGGGGTACGATGGACGTACCGCACGCAGGTCTTTAAACCTACTGTTTGCGGACTGGGCTAATAGAGGCTTGAACCTGTGGACCATTGAGCAGGTCACACAAAGTGTTGCCAGACTATCCAGTACCTCCGCAGTGGCAACTTACCCAGTGGGCACTATTACGGCCACCGTTGGGGACTCCTCTGGTCTTAGTATTGGGGAGACTATAACAGGGGGAAGCAGCGCGACTACGGCCTATGTAATCACCAAGCCATCTTCCACCACCATCACCTTAACTGTCCCCTCAGGGTCTTTTACTGCGGCAGAGACGATTACAGGGTCCAGCAGCCTGGCGAGTACCTCTATTAGTGCAGACCCAAGTCTATCAGATGCTCAGGGGTCAGGGGACATACTAGAGGCGGTACTACGGAGGGACGACGAGGATATAGCCATCACCCGCATCAGCAGGCAGGACTACCTGAGTATCCCCAGTAAGACTACACAGGGCAGACCAACGCAGTTCTATGTTAATAGACAGATCACTCCTACCATTACAGTATGGCCAGTACCCGAGAACTCTACCGACGAAGTGATATATCATCGTATTAAGCGCATCCAGAATGCCGACGCGGCGGTTAATACCGCCGATGTCCCCTTCAGATTCCTGCCCTGTCTCATAGCAGGGTTGTCCTACCAGATTGCTATTAAGCGATCCCCCCAACGCCTAGAGGCGCTAAAGATTATTTATGAGGAAGAGTTCCAACGCGCTGCGTCGGAGGATATAGATCACGGTATATCCCTTAGGCTAGTCCCCACCTACCAGTCATTACGGGTTTGACATGGCTAGACACGCCGCAGGTAAGTACGCCTTGGGAATATCTGACAGATCTGGCAGATCCTACCGTCTTGGGGACATGGCTCTGGAATGGACGGGAATGCTGGTTGGCCAAGATGAGTTCGAGTCCAAGCAGCCCCAACTAGACCCTAAGCACCACCGTACCGACCCACAAGCACTAAAGATCAGCAGACCTTCCCGCACGGAGCCCGCTGTAGAGGTATTACTCCCGTTCAACGGTTTCAAATCCGGCGGGGTGGGCTCCGCTGTTATAACGGTGACAGAACCTGGGCACGGCAGGAGCACAGGGGATACAGTACGATTCAGGAAGGTGGAGGCATTCGATGGATTTACAGAGTCAGCTTTGGAGGATAGCTCTGGGTTCTCTATCTCAAAGGTCAATAGTACCTCTTACACCTTTACCTCTGGAAGTGGAACGGCGACCTCGGGGGGTGAGCAAGGTGGGGGAGGTTACTCTTCCGCAGGCCCAGTAACGGTGAGCGCATAAAATGGCTTATACCTTCACGACACTGAAGACGGCAATACAGGATTACACACAGAACTCGGAAACAACCTTCGTCACTCAGCTCCCCAGGTTTATCCTGAATGCGGAGGAACGTATCCTGAAAGAATGTCAGTTAGATGTCTTCCGTAAGGCATCAATAGGAACAGCAACAATTGGCAATTCCTATCTGGCCAAGCCCACCGACTTCCTAGCGCAGAACTCGTTAAGTGTTACTAACTCCTCTAGCAAGGAGTTCCTTCTATACAAACAGGTCACGCTACTTCAGGACTACTCCCCCGATTCCACTGACACGGGAGTGCCAAAATATTACTCAGATTGGGATGAGGCTACCTTCTTATTGGCTCCAACCCCGAATGCCAACTTTACAGTGGAGCTACATTACTTCTACCGACCGGATTCCATAACTACTACCACAAGTGGAACCACTTGGCTGGGGACCAACGCGGAGCTGGCTCTTCTTTATGGGGCACTGGTCGAGGCGTACACCTTTATGAAAGGTGAGGCTGACATGCTCCAACTGTACGATGTCAGATTTAAGGAGTCCCTACAGTGGCTGAAGAATCTTGGCGAGGGGCTCCAGACTAGGGACCAGTATAGGTATGACCGTGTCAGAAGGGATGTGGCGTAGTGCCCAGTCCTAACAGCCCAGGAGAGATAGGGAATGTCGTTGTTTTTGCAACCTCTAACAGGGGGCATACGGCAGAAGAGATAGCGGAGATGGCGGTAAGAAAGATTGTCAGCATATCTGCAACAACCCCGCCCGTGATACGAGATCAAGCCATCGCCTATAGGGAAGAGCTAAAAGAGGTGCTAGTCTTTTACTTTAAGAAGATGGCACTAAGTGAACGAACTACCATCTGGGCGCTAATGAAGAGACAGGGTCATGAGGATGTGGCCGAGATTATAAGGAGACTGTGATGGCCGTGGGAACTTCAGCAATATGTGGGACGTACAAGAGGGAGATTAATGCGGGCATCCATTTCTGGACCACCCACTCTAGGGGAGATGGTAGCTCCATTGCTGCGGACACCTTTAAGCTGGCCATGTTCACGAATAGCTCGTCTATAGATGCGGACACAACGGGGTATACCACTAGTAACGAGGTGAGCGGAACTAATTACACTGCCGGAGGGGCCGCTATATCAAGTGCTACCATTGGACTGGGAGACAATAGTAGTTCGGTTCCAACCGCCTTTATAGATATGGCCGATGTTACCTTCTCCTCCGCGACGATAAGCAGCGCCCGTGGTGCCTTGATTTATAACTCGACTCTGGCCAACGCCGGTACGGCAGGTAACACGACTCATGCGGCCACCCCTTCTGTCTGCGTTATTAACTTCGGTTCGGACAAATCGTCCAGTGCCGGAGATTTTACGATTACTATGCCTGCCAACGACGCAAATAGCGCACTGATTAGGTTCGCGTAATGTCTAACCCCAATATCGGTGGTTTCGGTAGGGGTAGCTGGAATGAAGGGGCATGGAACGCCCCCCTCACCGTCAGTGTTACGGGGGTGTCCTCCGCGTCGGCGGTAGGCACTGTACTAGTCCCAACGGCGGTTCTTGCAGGGGTATCATCTTCGGCAGCCGCCGGTTCGGTAACTGTCACAGGGGCGGTGAGTGTCACGGTGGCGGGTGTAGAGTCCTCCGGCGCTCTAGGAACGGCGCACGCGGGCATCGGTGCCACTGTCCTCGTTACAGGGGTGGCGGCATCTTCTGCGGTAGGGACAGTTAATATCTGGTTGCCGATTGCTCCTGGGCAAGTCGCGGGATGGAACCCAGTGACATATACGCAATCGCCAAATTGGTCTAAAATAGCGGCATAGGAATAAAGCCATGGCATCATCATATACAACAAGCTTCGGCATTGAGAAGATAGGGTCGGGGGAACAGTCCGGGGCGTGGGGAACGACAACAAACCACAATCTGGATATTCTGGACAGAGTATCCTCATATAAGTCGGTGGGGCTTTCAGGCACTACTCACACCCTTACTGTCAGGGAAGCTTCGCCGGGGTCTGGCACAGAGAATCTTCAGGATGGGATGTATCGGGTTATCAAGTTCACGGGGGCGCTAGGGGGCAATAACACTGTCACAGTGGCCCCAAACACAACGGCTGCCTACTTCATCATTACCAACGCTACCACTGACTCCGGTTCCAGCGGACCATACTCCGTTATTCTGACCCAAGGGAGTGGTGCCAATATAACGGTAGCCAATGGTAAGTCTGCCATTGTGTATGTAGACGGGGCAGGTTCAGGGGCGGCGGTGATTGATGCGGTCTCTAACTTGGCGCTGGCAACAGTCACGGCTTCGGGGGACATTACCTCCAGCGGGACCTTCAACGCTCTAGGGGACACGGCGGCTTCAGACAAGGCATCAGTTGGGTACACTAGCGCCGAAGGGATAATCATCACAGGACAAGGCTCCACCAGCGACATAACAATCAAAAACGATGCGGATGCCTCCGTTCTGACGGTCGCCACGGGGACAACGGATGTGTACGTCGTGGGGGACATTACCTCGGCATCTACGCTGAACGCCGCAGGAGACACCGCTGCGGGAGACAACGCCACTATAGGTTACACCGCTGCGGAAGGTTTGATCCTGACAGGGCAGGGATCGACAAGTGACGTGACAATCAAAAACGATGCGGATGCCACGGTGTTTTCTATAGCTACGGGAACGACGACAGGCACCTTTGCGGGGACAGTTCTGGCGAAAACGGACACCGACACCTCTAACACTGGTTCCATTACACTAGACTTCACCGCCAACCAGAACTTTGTGCTAACCTTCACTGGCAATGTTACGCTGGCTAACCCCAGCACAGAACAAGTTGGACAAGCGGGGGTCATAGTCTGTGTTCAGGACGGAACTGGATCAAGAACACTAAGCTTAGGAACCGACTACGAGACAGCGGGGGGTGCAGGCATAACTCTTAGTACCGCTGCTGCCGCAGTCGATGTTGTGCCCTATTTCGTTAAGGCAGCGAACTCTATCTTATTAGGTGCCGTTCAGAAGGCTTTTGCGTAGTCATGACAATGTTTGGTTCACAGTGGTTCGCCTCACCGGACGACGGTTTCCAGATCGGGCAGTCCTGCCTCTTCGATGCCGCAAACGGGTCCTTTTTGCATAGGGAGCAGGACGCAGGAGACAGAAGGCAGGCAACCTACTCGGCGTGGTACAAGAGATCTACCCCTGCGGCCGCCTTCGCCTATCTACTCTCTGCTGGGACGGGTTATGAGGCTATCCGGCTAACATCAACTAATACACTAGAGATATATAATGCTAATACCAAGATAGCGAGTAACAGGTTATTTGCCGACACGTCTTCGTGGTATCATATCGTGTCCTCTTTCGATAATGACCAGTCCACTGCGGCGGATAGATCCCGTGTTTGGATAAACGGCGTGGAAGTAACGTCCTTCTCGGCTGCGGCGTACCCCAATGTGAACACAGATTTCACCAAACTTAATGTCGATGGCGAAAGTGTTCTGATAGGGGCGGAGGGAGAAGTTGCTAGTGCCAGCCGGTTCTTCGACGGATACATTGCGGAGGTTAACTACTTGGACGGCACTGCCGTCACCAATGCAAGCCTGTTTGGGGAGATCAACGCCGCCACGGGTCAGTGGGTTCCGAAGGAGGTCTCGGCGTCCACCGTCACCTACGGAACAAATGGTTTCCAGCTACAGTTCGCTGACTCCTCTGACCTTGGCGTGGATACGTCTGGGGAATCGAATACCCTGACACAGGTGGGTCTAGTTGATGCGGACAAGGTTTCGGACAGCCCTACAGATAATTACTGCATCTGGAACGAGCGGGATACGGGTACGGGGACGTTAACAGATGGTGGATTGACGCTATCAGGGACCACTGATCGCAGTGGAACCTTTGCCATGCCTTCTGGCAAGTGGGCCTGGAAGATCACCACCGCCGCCTCCGGTAACTTCGGGGTAGTCAGCGGTGCCAGCTTGACAGGCACGGAAAGTGTCTACGCGGCGGGCAGCGGCGAGGTACTGGAGTTTCAACTAGATATAGACAACGGGACATTAAAGGTATCGGTTGACGGTGGAAGTTATTCCAGCGTGGCCACCGGCTTAACAAGCGGTGCCCCGTATCTTCCCCTGGCCAAGGCGGCCTGTGCCGCCGACTTCGGACAGCGCGGGTTTACCTTGGATGACTCCACGTTTAGCTACCTCTCGACCTCTAACCTGCCTGCCCCGACAGTAGGGGATCCTAGCCAACAATTCCAGACGGTATTATACGCGGGCAACGGGAGCGCACGCAGTATTGCCCAATCGGGGAATGCCAGCTTCCAGGTCGATGCTGTCTGGATCAAGAACCGTGACCAAGCGAAACCTCATAAGATGGTAGATGCGGTACGTGGGGTTCAGAAGGAGATGGAGCCAGATAATGCCAACGCCGAGGGGACAGATGCCAATGGGCTAACGGCCTTTAACACCAACGGTTTCAGCTTGGGTTCTGGCGTGGATGGGTACAACGACGACTCCGACAACTTCTGCGCCTGGATGTGGCGCGGGGGGAACGGCACCGCAAGCAATGGGGATGGTTCTATTACAACAACCGTATCAGCTAACCCCAGGGCAGGGTTCTCTCTGGTTAGCTGGACGACGGCGGCTAGTGTTCCTACGAGTGCTACTTTGGGGCACGGATTAGGTGCCATACCTAGTCTAGTAGTGGTTAAGTGCAGGGATACCGGCAGTAGAAACTGGCTGGTCTATCACGGATCGACCGCCGCGTCTGACCCCAAAGACCTCTACAGTCTATGGAATACCACCGCCGCCCCCGTGAACTCGGACACGGCATGGAATGACACTGCGCCTACAAGCACCGTTTTTACGGTGGGCAACCGAGCATCTGCCGCCACGGCCAACGACAAAATGATAGCCTATGTATGGACCCCCATACCAGGGTTCTCAAGCATGGGTACTTATACGGGTAATGCCAATGCTAACGGTCCTTATATCAACACGGGGTTTAGCCCCGCCTATGTCGTGCTTAAAAATACCATCGATGTGGGGAGCTGGCTAGTTTACGACAATCTCAGGAACCCAGACAACATCACTACGTCCAGCGCCTTAGAGATAGATACCGCAGCCGTAGAGAGTACCACCACCGGACTTCTGGTGGATTTCTATGCCGCCGGATTCAAAATCAGAAGCGCGGACGATGAAGTGAACGAGTCAGGCGACCGATTCATCTACTGGGCGTTTGCAAGCGCCCCCTTCCAGACAGCCAATGCGAGGTAATTATGTTTAAGTATGACGGCAGAGACATCCAAGTGGGAAGAGCGTGGGCGGACAGTAGTGGGGTCATGCAGTCTCCTGACTGGCACCTGTGGGATACCAGTACGAAGGCTGCTCTGGGTATAACAGAGGTTATACCCGAAAGAACCCCTGACCCAAGGCTATACACATGGTCGATGGACGGGGACGGTAAGGTATCCAAGTCTGCCCGGAACCTGAGCGACGTTGTTGTAGGTACTCGTACACATTACGGGGTTAAGTCTGTCCTTACTAAGGAAGTCAAGAAGCAGCAGGGCTCCCTGCTATCTCAAACGGATTGGGCAATTACGCGCAAGTCCGAAAAAGGGACAGCTATTCCGAGTAACGTATCGACATGGCGAGATGCCATACGGAGCAAGGCCACTGCGATGGAGGACGCTATTGCCGGTGCTGCGGACACGGCGGCCATCTCCGATCTATTTCTGGTTGTCACGGAGGACTCTGAGGGTAACGTAACCAAGTCCGGTATTCTTTATGACTGGCCTTCATTAGGAAGCTAGATGCCCCTATCCAAGATACAGTTCAAGGCAGGGGTTAACCGAGAGACCACGTCTTACGGTAGTGAGAACGGCTGGTATGACTCAGACCTGATTCGGTTTCGTAAAGGTCGCCCTGAGAAGATGGGCGGATGGGAACGCTTGAGCAGCAACACGATACTGGGAACGGGCAGATCCCTGCACGTCTGGGCGGCGCTCGACGGTTCCAAGTATATGGGCCTTGGCACAGAGACCAAGTTCTATATAGAGGAGGGCGGCGGGTATAACGACGTAACTCCTCTACGATCCACAGGAACCCTTGGGGCGAATCCTGTGGAGACAGGGGACGCTGGTAGTGCCGTAGTGACAATCACCGATCCCAACCACGGAGCGGTAACAGGAGACTACGTGACCTTCAGCGGCGCGACTACCACGGATGGCATCACAGCGGCACAGATTAATACAGAGCATCAAGTTACCATTGTTGATTCCCATAGCTACAGCATCCCCACGGCGGGGACAGCATCTTCTGGGGACACAGCAGGCGGTGGTTCCGCAGTTATTGCCAACTACCAGATTAATACTGGGCTAGACACGGTTGTTAGCGGGACTGGCTTTGGGGCGGGGCTCTGGGGAGGATTGAACACTGGATATTCGCAGACCACCCTTAACGATAGTGGCGGGATTAACACCAGCGTGACATCCTTCACTCTTACGAGTGCCTCGGAGTTCGAGACGGTGGCCACGACCACCAGCGCCAACATGGCTATAATAAGTTCCTCCATCCAAGTAGCCTCCTCCAGCTCATTCCCTGCAAAAGGTACTGTACTGATTGGTAGCGAGAAGATACGGTATGGATCTAACGATAGGAACGTACTGGGCGATCTGACCCGTGCCACGGATGGAACTACGGTGGCAACTTCGTCAAGCGGGGCTGCTGTGACCTTTGTCGGTCTAATGCTGATAGAAGATGAGCTACTACAGTACACAGGAAAGTCCACTAATCTCATAAATGCGGGGGTTGTCCGGGGTGTCCGAGGAACCACGGCGGCATCCCACGCGGATGCCGTGGTTGTCAAGGAGGCCAATGATTTTATCGGATGGGGGGAGGCTTCGGCTACGGCTGCGAATACAGGGTCAAACATTCGCCTGTATTCTCAAGATAATTGGGGGGAGGATCTCGCCTTTAATGTTTACGACGGTGCTCCTTATTACTGGATGAAGACGCTAGGTACGGGAGCCAGAGCTACTACTTTCGCCTCTCAGTCAGGTGCCTCTGATGCGCCGACAATAACGCGACGGATTATGGTCTCGGGCACAGACAGGCATGTGGTATGTTTTGGCTGCAATCCTCTGGGCGAGGCTTCCCAAGATCTGCTGATGGTCAGGTGGTCAGATCAGGAGAGTGCCTTTGACTGGACGCCAACTGCAACTAACACGGCGGGTTCCCAGCGCATATCCTCGGGTTCGGAGATCATATCCGCGCAGAAGACTAGGCAAGAGATGCTCATCTGGACGGACACGTCCCTCCACGCCATGCGGTTCACAGGGCCACCCTTCACGTTCGGGTTCAGTATGCTGGCCAACAATGTCTCTATTATTGGCCCTAACGCTGTCACCACAGTGGGGGACAAGGTATTCTGGATGGACAGGGAGAACTTCTATGTCTATCTGGGTAACTTGCAGGTTATACCCTGCACGTTGCTCCGTCATGTATTTGACGACATAAACTTGGCGCAGAGCTTCAAGTGCTTCGCGGCCACCAATAAGATGTTCGACGAGGTATTCTGGTTCTACCCCAGTGCGGACTCCACAGAGATTGACAGGTATGTCAAGTATAATTTTACCGAGGGCGCTTGGGATATGGGGTCTCTTTCGAGGACCGCATGGGTTGACTACGGCATCCATGACAACCCTAGAGCCTGCGGGACGGATGGTGGAGCCAATTACATCTACGTGCAGGAGAGTGGCGACGACAATGACGGCTCTCCTATGACATCATTTATAGAGTCTTCTGACTTCGACCTCGGAGACGGTGAGCAATTTATGCTGATAGATAGACTAATACCGGACATAGACATCACCAGCAGTGACGCGGATGCTTCTGTAAAGTACATACTGAAGACACGCAATTTCCCCGGAGATAGCTTGGTAACGAACTCTACGAATCTGGTAAAGACCTCCACCCAGCAGACTTTTCTACGAAGCAGATCTCGGCAAGCGTCCTTGCGGGTACAGAGCGATACCACGGACATAACATGGACACTGGGCGACTTGCGCCTCGGAATGCGACCGGACGGACGTAGATAATGGCTAGATTACTTGACCATTCCATGCCTATGGCACCTGCTCAATACGACGCGGATACATTCGTTAGGATACTCAGGGACATTGAGATGTCTCTCACCAAGATGGAGTTCCCCTCTATTGTTAGCGGTGAGGATGACACCAACGGCGTAGCGTGGTTCATGGAATAATGGCTTCAGCGTATAAAAACATCGCCGCATTGGTCGCTGCTACGGGAGATGTCATAATTTATACCTGCCCGTCTGTCACTCAGGCACTTATTAAGAATTTAAACCTTTATAATAGTCACTCCGGTACTATAGTAGTGTATCCGAAGATAACGGACAGTTCCGCTTCAGTTACGGTAACTCTGCAAAAAGTCACGCTAGTCACTCTAGCTTCGTCCTCAGAGTCCGCAGACAGGTCACTAGCAGGCCCCTTTGTTTTAGAGGCCGGAGACACGCTGAAACTTAATTGCGACACCGCATCCAAGATTTATGCCTTTGCGAGCGTTCTGGAGATTTCAAGATGAGTACAAATACCCCCCATAAGCTATCCGCCCTAGCAGGTGGGCTGGCGACCCTCGGTCGGTTCGGGGATCACTACATGGTCCACGCGGCGGGGGGAGAGACCGTGGTTCCTAGAGAAGTCCTGTCGTCCAACCCTGTGTTGGGGGGACAACTCTTCCAGCA